ATAAAAGCGTCTCTACCCCCTACGTGTATTTAACACGGGGAGGTGAAAACACCGCTGGAGTAACCTCAGAAGAGGAATTACCAGACGGGAGAGACGATTGCGTCGACCGTTCGAGCTCAGAATTAAGGGTCGCTTTATCATTAACGACCATTGTCTTCGAACGAGATTGAATGCGTATCTGCCTTTGCAGGAACGCTGAAACCCCACTGAGAGGGGAGTCCGACAGAGGTGCAACCACAGGTGGTACACCCTCCCATCGGCCGAGGGTGAAATCGTCTGCACATGCGAGATAACAATCGAACATATTCGAACTATCAGAGTTGTTAACAACTACAGTAGGCGCCGGTGGTACACCAACCAACGACGAAAATGTTTCTCGACAATGAACTAAATCATATGCAGGAACGTTGAACTCCAAAGCGGGGTTAACGGGATCAGAAACGTGAACAGCATAACCAGCCACATCAAACCAATTAGCACTGGCAAGTTCGCCAGATGAAGGGTTGAAATAAGCGGTATTTTGATAGTTCACACTTGGGGTCCCATTGATAAATTTGTAATTTGCAGAACCGCGATAAGTTAAATGGGGGATAATCAACATATAATGCCATAAATACGGAGTATTAAAGCTGGACAAATAGTTGACAAAGTCGACAGAAAGGTCGTCAAAGTTGGTAGGCACATCGGTATCAAAATACTCGAAGCGCTTCAACAACTCATTGACTGTAACAATCGACTCAGGGGAACAAATTCCATGCTCAGTAATCAAACGAGCAGGAATGATGGGTTCAAATGGCTTAGAGAAAATAAGCTTAATATCTGAACGTTTCTCAACACCCTCAAGTTTCTTAAAGCGACGAGCATAAATATTACCATAAACACCGGGGACTTCAGAAGGCGCACTGGAAAGGTCAACAGACCAACCAGAGGGCCAAGAGTCGGGTTGACTAACCTGGAAATCTTCACCAGCTGCACAATAGACAGAACAAGCTATAGCAGTAGCAGAGGAACCAGGTTGAGAGACGACAGGATTAATAAGGCTGACAGTAACACGACCAACAGCAGACAGAACGTCTGTAGCAGAGGTGGACAAAGAAAGGATATTCTTATAAAGAGTGTCAGCGATATAGGGAATGGACAAGGAATAAACAGTATCACCTTGAATTGTAACAACCGCACTAGCTACATCACCAGCTTGATCTTCAGGAGGATCAGTGGTAACAGAAGCTGTAGGCATGAACGCGATACGAACTCGCGCAGTAGCCAAAGGGGCAGCGCTAAAAACAAAGAGGTACTTAATAGAACCACGCCAATAACGAAAGAATTGCGAATAATAAGCAAGAGGACTAGCAACAGTAACACCATCAATGGAATAGAGATTGTTTGGTCGGACAGGAAAGGCAGCTAACTGAGTGTCAACTGCGGTGGCCGACGTAAATACGAACAAATCAAAAATACCAGGACGGGCCATCAACGAGAGGAAAGTAGGGTGAGTGGGATCACCACCTTGAATTCCACCATCGACGGAAACTTGTGCATCGGGGTGAGCAGAGAGGATCTGACCATAGTGCATACCCTTAGTAGAGCCCATGTCGGTTATAGGTCGTATATTCATGTTCTGGGTAGTTTGAACTTGATTAGGCTTGTCCAAAACCATCATAGCTAGGTCAATGAGTGGGGCAGCATCTTCCAGAATACCAGGAACGGTCTTCTGGACGACTTTGCTGACTTCAGAGACACCGGCGAGAACACCATCCATCGTCTTCATAGCAGACTCGACAATATTCGAACGCTTGGCAAACCCGGCCAAGACGGGTCCTCCAAGGTTAAGATCTAACCCGGCAACTTGAGGGTGGAGGAAGCGCGCAAACACAGAAACAGTAAGCGACGCAGAAGTTGCCTGTAGGGCAGTGAGAGGGTGCAATACATAAACATAAACGGTACCGCAATAACCAATCCAACTAGACTGAGTAGTGTCCTTGTAAAGCTTAGGAGCAAGCCAAGGCAAGGTCACCTTAACAGCCTCGCTAGAATTAGCAGAAAGCAGTATATGTTCACCAACCAACGAAGCATAATAAGTCGTGCGCCAGTTCATCACAGTTGACGGGGTCGCTTTAATCATCAGGCGACCAGCAACAAAAGGGGAACCATTGACACGAAAAGTTATCTCAACGTCAGAACGGAAGTAACGCAAGGTCTCAAGTTTGGAAGAAATATTAGGAATAGAAAATAAAGCTTCAGGGAAAACAGCTGTGTATTCATTGGTACCAGCAGCATCAGCACTAGACCAAACAAAATCAGCGATCTTATACTCACGGGCAAGAACAGTCTGGAGCAATTGATCATTGAATGGATCAGTAAAGGACTGAATGGAGGGTTTCAGAGATTTTGGAATCTCCTCAATTTTAGCAACACCTTCAGAGTACACAGTAAGTTGAACATTCGAGTCGACGGCAGGAGCGCCATCAACACGATCAGAGATCATGTCACGATTGACAATGACCTCGGTTCCCGCAACGGTTGTCGCCGTGCGAGAAATATCATTAGTATTTTTCTCAGCAGTTGATTTCATGACGAAATACGTCCAACTAAACGTAAGTCCAAGATTTGCATGCAGTGCCACAATGAAGTGGCACCATAGAGTGATTAGAGGCTGTGCCATCAGCATGCTAGACAGCACCTTTATCACAACCACTCTAGTGAGGTAGTTTAGCGTCTTACCGGGACGGGTCCGAAAACCCAGCACATGGTTAAGATCACCATATTTGGCTGACCAATCGACATAGAGATCGTCGAAAGTCAAAGTTACCAATTTGCAGGATTTCCGCCCTAACGCTATATTTGCGGCGCGACGACCAGCCTCATAGGCTTCGCGACCGTAATAAAATAATTCACGCAAGGCGCACTCAGCGTTTAATGTAGCTGCGTCTTGCTGGGACATGCCTTTCGTACGAACATACGAGGCAATCTCGGAGATGACGGTTATATCCAACCGACCAACATATCTACCATAGAACATGACAGGTTTGCGTTTAAGGTACAACATCTCAGCATCATAGGGTGATTCAACTTCGCCTTTACCAGCGGAAGTATATTCATAGCCAGCACGCGCATAAGCATCGCGCATATGAAAATTGGTTAGACCAATATCATTACTGCCAGCAAAATCATCACCTTGTGAGCCGAAAGTCGTATACCGACGCAACGCAGGCCACACTCCAATTCGCTCACCCAAATAAGAAGAGGAATTGTAGAATAGGAACCAAGCATAAAAGAAGATCGTCTTGGTCTTAAAATTGTTGAAATCAGTGGTACCGCCGTCACCAGAGAGCATTCCTTCAGTATGAAGGAAGACGGAGTCGCCCCAAACTTCATAAGCTAGTCGAGAATAAAGACTCATGCATAGTGCTACACCTTCAGCATAACCCTTATCCCAACCATATATCCACTGCAACAGTATTGCGAGGAATTTAGAAACAACATAGGCAAATTCAGGCCTTTCGTTGGCATCAAATTTACTGACATCACCAGTTAGTTTGTGAACAAACTTCAACAGGTGGCGCCACATTTCGTGACCATTAGGGCCACAAGGATCGATGCCGACAGAAGTACCATTAAATGGAGCATTATCAGCCATAGCGTATTGGACAGGAGCCCAAATACGCCGTTCGGCAATAAAAATGCACATCATCATTGCGCTCGTTAAGCGCGCAGGTTTGCCAGGAGGTCTCAACTCACCCTTAGGGGTAGTCTTAACGTAATGCATATAGAACTTATGCAGACGCTTATAACTAACCTTGGAGTCAGGAGAAGACCGTTTTAATTTCATAATTCCGCGATAAACTTTTTCGTGGACCTCCACTAGGTCGGATTCCAGGTCATGATAACCAGGACTCAATTCAACGAGGTACTTATATTTTGAAGCTGACGGTTTGTCAGTTTCCTCAAAGTATCCGGCTGAAGAATCCTTATTCATAGCAAGAATCTTTCCATCTTGTGTGCCATTAATTGCTTCTAAGCGGCTTAATGGTGCCGCTCTGGAGTAGTTGCGCTTAGCACTGTACGAAATTGTATCTTCCGCTGCAGCCAGCGCACACAACTCCAAATTTTGCGCGTCTTTCTGATCGAGTGGACGCAAACTCTGAGGGCGGCGAGCAAACGCAGCAGCAGTATCTCGAACTTTTGAAGGTTCTCGAAAGGGTGCCGGCACAAGCTGGTCGCCAATATCAACGCCAGTCAAACAATTGAAAACGAGGGACGGCCGTATACCAGCACTGCCAGGAAGAAAACCAGGCTTAGGGGCTTTGGCTATCGCACATCGTTTATCAAATCCACCAGAAACAGTGGTAAATGTTAGATTGGCGTTATCTTGTATAATTATCGAATCATTGATCCAAGGATACTCGCCAAGCAAGTCCTCACAGTCATCACGCGTACAAATAGCTACGCTAAGATTACCGGTGGACGCGGCCCAGCCAGTTATAACACAGCCCAGGTAGGCAGTGCCATTACCGAATCGGTCATTAAGGGAAATCACCATACCGCCACACGCACCACGGGGCACGTCAACAGCAGGTGAAAAAATATGACCATCAGCAGTAGATCTATCGATATACTCGACAATGATATCGCCACTATATTTACCCGCAGGGGGAGAGAAAAGCGGCATTTCTCCAGGGGTCTTCACAAGACCCGTAGAATGAAACTCATACGTAGGATGCTGTTTGTAAACAGAAACACAATCGTCACAGAGCGCAGGCAAGAACTTATCGCGCACAATAAAGTGCTTAGAAAAAGAACGAAAAGGAGCCAACGCCTTCGGAAGTATTATAAATACTAAATCTTGACGATCTGCGGGAACAGCTTGAACATGCGTAAGAGCTAATTTCTTATCTAATCCGTATCCACCGGCACATTGAAGCACCTTGGAAAAAGGTTCAGGTAAGATCAACTGAGTTGGGAAAGAGCCATCCATCTCAAAACAGTGTTTCGCGGTCACAGCTAAGTGCCCGCGGAAAAAGGTCAATTGACACATGCTAGTGAGTCGAGCGTTAGAACCACGCTCGTGCACAAAAGCGACAGGGTAAATTGCCTTGCGAGCAACGTTCATACGAATCTCCGACGAGCCTCGAGGTGGAACAACCACGAGTGCAGTGTCGGAACGCTTAGCCACGCCTTGAACAGCGGAGCGAGCGGGGGTGAGAGTAACATTAGAAATTCTACTAACACCTTCAGGAGTCGTATAACCGCGCTGTTCAAAAATCGTAGGGAATAAAACATTAAATGCTTTAACAAGAAGCGGTCTGAAAGCCCAAAAGAGTAGGCCAGCACCAGAAATAACAAGTGCAAGCGGTATCAGGACAGGGGATTCAGACAATAGGGTCCAGGCATGATCAACAAAAGAGTAAAGTGGTTTACCAATAAACACACGAGCTCTTTGAAGAATATTAAGATAACGCCAGGCCTCACTAATAGGGAAGCAAATGAGCTGCTTCTCACGCTTAGCTTTGTTAAAAGCAAATAAACATTTCAAGTCTTTGTCATGTTGTGAACAACGGCCATCAGGAAGAAAAACACACTTCGTAGACGGCACATATTTATACATGGCATCGACTTCTTCATACAAACCAAATTTCTTAGCCACCAACACGGCGGCGTCGTCTTCGCTCAACGCTGAGCCAAAGACGGTAGAGAATTCTTGGCAAGTATGGTCAAGAACATCAGGGAAAGCTGGATCAGCATAAACTTCTTCCACGCCGGCTCGATCTTTTTCAGGGATCTTCGCCAACAAGGATTTAGCTATCCGGCCTCTATAAGAGAACGTTTTGTGGTCATAAACTTTTTTACAAGTTTCAAACTCCTTCATCGAGAAATCACGTGGACGCGGCATTAAATGTATCTTGCCAACGTCAGTGATTCCATGGGGGATGGAGTCTAAAAGCTTTGAGTAAGCGGCTTTACCAGTCGCATAAAATTGAATACGATCACAAACATTTACACCAAGATCAAGAAAGGTGTAATTATGTCTTCCAGCACGAAAGATAGCGGCGTCATTAAATTCACGCCAATCATCCATGGAATAAGCAGTCTTTGAACCATTCATCAGCATTCGAGCGCCGATGTCGATTCGAGAATTGACCGCCTCACCATTCAGGACGCCGTAAGCGCCCTCATCAATCGTGTTGAAAGTTAAAATTATAAGAGCAGGGCGCCAGAACATATTCTTGTGCGCCAAGTCGGCACCTTCCCGTTGAACAGGTGTAGGGCCGACAATCTGTTGGAACATGGTAGCTCCGACAGAATTAATCTTGTGATCTTTATTGTTCAAAAATTCATCAATTTGAATACACTGGCACCCAGGGGGGAGAGGGGTACCAAATGTATCATCCTTCAACTCTACAGTGGACATCCACGCGTTTTCGTTACCGGGCCAACCGAGGCGCCGGCCTACAAAACGCGTTAACATGGTTGCCACCGTAGATTTACCAATAGCAGTTGCACCAACTAGAGCGACAACAGTAGGACGACCACGAGGGTCGGCATACTGAGTCTCAACTCCAAAGTTGGAAACTGCCGTAGTATATGCATCAAGTTTTGCCTTGAATGCTACGCGTTTGGGTGCCTCAAGAACATCAGCACACATAGCGTATTGTTGCGTCAAATTAGTCAATGACTCACGTATCATTTCTTCGCCTGCCACAGTTTTGTGGCGAGCGTATTGAAACATACCATTGTCAATGTCACTAAACGCAACCTTCAAATTCTCTTCTGCCTTGCGAGCAGAAGTCATAAATAATTCATTTCCAAAAACCAACTTCCAAGTCCAATTAAGGGCCTGGACTACATACTCAGCGATACCTTCGCCAGCCGTTCGAATGTGTTTACCAAAAGTGCAAAACACATTGAGGGCAGCGAACTCTCGAGTATAATTAAAAATATACTTGCGGAAAACATGGATTAGAGGGTCAAGCAGAAAGCCCGACTCAATTCCATCATCACCGCGATACTCAAACGTGTTTGTCGTCAATCGCCTCGTAATTTCTTTCACGATTGGAACGATAACATTAAGAGCTATCAAGTATATGCCATTTCTAGTTTCAGCCAGAAGAGAGTTAACGGCAAAAACATTCGTCATACTCGAAGTGTCAAAGTGCGCTACAATTATCACATCGCGCACAATTCTAAGAATCTCGACGACCATACCACTTACAAAGTGGTTTTTGCCGCCAAGGTAAGAATTCGCCAGGTCCGAAAGGAACTCGGTCCCGGCATCTTTAATAACACTTTTAATTTTAGACTTGTCAAACTGCTTAACTTTCGCATCGATGTACTCCTTAGTATCATCGGCGATAGTATGTTTCACAGTTGTCAACTTGTCAAAGACGGTTTTTACACCATCTCGAAACCTAGCTATATAACCAGGTTCTTCCTGAACGTCCTTGGCAGATGAATATCCTTCATCACCAGAACTATCAGGGTCAATATCATTTTCCGCAGACGCCACAGGGGGCGACGTCGGCGGATCCCGTGGCCTAACCATTTCTGGCGGAGCCTCGGGTTTAGTACCAAATTCATAAAGATGATCGCGGTCAGTGACAACCGCGGGTCGCGGAACAACTTTACCATCCACGACAGTGATATTAGTACCATGTTTAAGGTAAGCCTCTTGAAGAGGTGTCATAGTACCAGGAACAGGATCAACCGTAATCATAGGATACTCAATGGTCTCACCAAAGACAGTGGCGAAACCACTTCCAGAAGGTGTAGTATTACCATTCATAATCTGCACCAATTTATTGTGAGCATCAGCCTCACACTTCAAAACTTTGACCTCAACTAAGCAAGAACGCTTGTCGAAGCCTTGAATAACGCGCTTACGAGCCTGCTTGGCCCGCTTGCGCTCCTCCCGCCAGTCGTAATCAACAGACGGTAAAGAAAGGTCACGAGTGTGGACAGGAACGTCCCACTCAAAATACTCAACAACCGGAGGGTTGCGAGCTTGTTCAAAGGCAGTACAAGCCATTGAATAAGCAGCACGTAGATTGACTCCACGACGCTTCAACATCAGTTCTGCAGCCTTAGGTAAACCCAAGGTCCGAACAAATTCTGAATCAAGACGAGCACCCAAATAAACAAGTGCATCATCACGATCGAACTTCCAAGTTACAACATCATGGGGATCAAATTTATAGGCACGTTGCTGCCAAGCCGCACGTTCGCGACTATTACCATTGTACGCCCGAACCAACCGATTGAGGTCAGAAACGGGAAAACCGCTGCTCAAGAGATCTGAGCAACGATCCATCACACCCGCAAGAACTGTGGGCGGAATAAAAAAGGCGTTCGAAGAAAGAACAGCCTGTAACGACGTATTGAACGCAATGTCTAATAGAAC